GTGTTGTTCGTCCTCAGTACGTGGGTACGGAAGCTATCCTACAACAGTTACGATTCAAGAACAGCGAATTCTTAACAGCCATAGTCACTGATCCGAATCTGGGACGAGCGTTTTTAGACATGGTTAGAACTGGCAAACCCCTCGCTCCTGAGAGGGATGCACAATTTGCTGCAGCCCTTGTTCAACATCACGCACTCTTCAGTCAGGCTATCACCCCTGAAAAAGAAGAGGTTGTAGATTTGTCTGGCAGAAAGTTTACTATATCCGCGACACCGATGGATAAGGTTCGTCTGGGATACACCTCAGACTACACTGGCACTTTGGATATGCCAGATGTACGTCGCCCCGGTTCATTGTTAGGACCAAAGGGCACACCACTGGGAGGCTTTGACGTTAGAGGCAAGGGTCTTCTCAGCGATATTTTCGAGTAACAGCTTCACAGAACGGAGAGAACCAATGAAGATGTACAACAACGGCCAACGCAAGGCCATGATGTATGGGGGCATGTCAAAGCGTAAGCCGATGATGTACGGCGGCATGGCTACCACCAAAAAGAAACCCCGCAAGAAGGCTCAAGCGGGGGGCATGATGACAAGCACAATGACGCAGAATGAGCGTCAAAACAAGCGTATGAATATGAATCCGATGATGCCGGGTATGGCAAACGGGGGCAGTCTCAAGATGGTCAAGAATAAGGCTGGGGATATGGTGCCGTTCTATGCTGCAGACGGCAAGGGTAAAAGCTAGATATATCTGGCCGACTTATCCATAGCCTCGTCTGACCAAGACTTCAGGTATCTCAACAGGGTTGCTATAGAGTGCCCCCCGTCGTACTCTGGCAACCCTTTGCTGATCACGCCCTCGAACTCTTCGGGCTTCACAGATTCACAAAGTAACTCGACCTTTCCGTTGCGAAGAAGACTCGCTTCAAATTTAAATAGTGATGCTTTGTTTGACATCTGACAACTCACTGATAGGTAGATTGTAACAATCGGCCTTGAACTCAAAGCCGTTTGCGGGGTCTATGTCGCCCCGTTGGTATTTCGTCGCTTTTGTGTAGAAGTCTTGTTTTGGAATCTTACCCAGTATCCACGCCTGCGATGAATCGGTCAGGATGCGTACAAACACGTAGCTGTCGCAGTCCTGTTTGGCACCGTGTGCAGCCACCGAACAGTCGTAGTGTGGAAAGGGACGTGTGTTGCAGCGTTTCGTCTTCACGTCGATACGCTCCCCGTCCCTAACCAAATCATAGTCGTAGGTGTTCGACTGGTCCGCATCGATAGCATCAGCTACGATGATCTCGCCTATCGCACCGACGACATTACTCAAGCTACCCGTGATGCTGCCCTGTAGATTACCTACAGTGGCAGCTTTCTTTTTGGCACGGGCTATGATCTCAGGCGTTATCTTCACTTGTATCATTGTTTGCTTGCTCCAGCATACGCTTATAGGTCAGCATTGCTGCCTGATATTGATTTATCTTCATGTTTAATTCGGATATTCTGTCCGATGCGTACTTCATGTTACCTATGATCTGCTTGTGTCTGTCGGACAGGGTATCATAGTCGTACTCTACATTGTCTATTGTAATCTTTGGCGACTCAGCCATCTCTGTTCTCCTCTGTTAGGCAGCATTCAGGTCTACGACTTCACACACACCAGCCGTACACGCCAGTTCACGTGAGCCTGTTGTGTTGTCCTCGCGCTCGAAGTCTGTGAGGCGGGACCAGTCTAGGTTAACATAGGTCATCCGTTCCTTCCACTCAAGGTACTCGTCAGGTTCGATGTCCTGATACGGAGCCTGCTGGTACGTGTGATCAGAGAAGGGCAGGAAGGACACACCAGACGCTACGTCGAAGTTCTCATACACCCACGCACCCACGTCCATCCACTCCTCCTCCTTGACGGTGACGGTGATGGACGGCTTGTGTTCGCACCAGTGTAGAGCGTATAGCTTCCACAACTCAAGCTGCTCGACAGCGGACATGTCTGTCCGTGTGATAGCGTGAGGCGGTGACTGCATAGGGAACGAGAACACCACAACAGAGTCAGGCTTCGTAACATCCGGTTCGGCAGGTATGCCCGAATCGATAAGGAACTGCGTCAAGGGGTCTTTCGAGTCTCCCCGTACCGTACGTACGTAGTGTTCACTATGACGTGCGTGAATTCCGCTGGCGGCGTCTACGAGTTGTGACACAGTGCCCGATGGCTTGACACAGGTAATGGCACTGCTTTGTGGGATTCCAAGCATGTTTGCATACTTGAGGTTCGTGTCGATAGCAACTTGTCGCATCTCCTCTAGCCAACGCTTTGAGTCCGTAGTCTTTGAGAGGACGCCATGATCCATGATACCAGTCAAGGAAACGCCCAACAATCGTTCGTCTTCTGTGTTGTCTCTCCATATCTTCCTCAAGTATTTGAAGTCAGTAAGTGTGGACTGCAGGGTGCCCAAGATCGTAGCGAGGCGCACCTTACGCTTCAGGCTTTCCAGCGTGTCGTTTTCACGCACAACCACCTCTGACAAATTACAGAACTGGTAGGGACGCAGGATGATCTCACTGCAGGGGTTGGTGCCCCACATATATCCTGTGTCACGTCGTCCGTTACGGGCAACCTGCTTGTCTGCTGCCTCACGATTGAAGATGCCACGCTCACCCGACTTTGAGTCGTAGAGTGCAAGCCACTCACGCATGAACGTACCCATCTCTGGCTTGTTCTTGTAGGCTACAGAGTTGTTGGCTAGGGCGCGTTGACCCTCATGCTCCCACCACTGTCCTGACTTGGCGTGTGCCATCTGATCATCGTTGAGGTTCGACAGAGAGATCAGGGCAGAGCGACGTACGCCACCAACGACGACAACCTCACCAACCTTGCACATGATGTCGTGACATTCGATAGGATAGAGCCTGCGTCCCTTCGCCTTCATAAACGTGTCTATGGTGAAGTTGAACAGGTCAACCAACGGCTGTGGCCCTGACGCACGTCCACCCATAGTCTTGAGCCGCGCACCAGCAGGACGAATACCATCCACATTGTAGCGGGGCACCTGACCGGCATAGAGCAGGGCGATGAGTTCACGATATGCTCTGGCCCATCCCGGCTTCGAGTCGGCCACGTTTATCTCTGTGTCAGACTCACTAAAGTTGTCGGAGATGACGGGCAGCTTATCTACGTTCTCACGCTCGACAGAGAAGCCCACACCAGTGCCGCACATCAGGATGTACATGCACTCGTCGAACGCACGTGGATGATCGACAGGTATATACGAGCAGTTGTACCCACAGATGTTGTCCCGTGAGAGGGCCGGTCCTGCAGTCATCATAGCCCGCATCGACGGCATGATCTCTAGGCTGAGAATAGCATCGTGGATGTCGAGAAGGTCACGCTCCGGTATGTCGAAGTCGTGATTTCCCTTGACATGGTTCGCCATAAAATTTGTGTAGCGGAATACGGTTTCGTCGAAGTTCTCACGACGACCCTCTTCCTCTATCCACCGTGCATAGCGCGACTTATGTATAAATTCTTGGTAGGGTGTTGGTAGCAGATTATTCATTGTTGTCATCCTTTGTTGCGATCAATCTGTTTAGGTAGAACTGTGCTTTCTTGAGGTCTTCGATTCCGTTTTTGTATCTGTATCGCCAGAGGTACTTGATGATGTTTCCCTGCAGGTAGTATTCGTAGCCATCACCCGTCGCCGCTGCGATTGCGTCAAGGCATTCGATACCTGCCTGATTGTAGTGTGCCGGACTGTTGACGTTATCATTCTTTGTAGCCTGCTTTCTCATGTATTCCTCGTGTCTCATCACTGCGTCTTTCCAAAGTCTATCTTGACTATGTTGGTGCCGTCCTCGTGCTTTACAGTCGGACCATCATCGTTGCTTGTTTCATTAAGCAACTTTTCCTTGACGTTGTCAAATGCAAGACGAGCGAGACCCGCCTCCATAACCCTGTCAAAGTCAGACTCCAAGAGTTCCATCATGCCATTGATGACTATCGTACCGGCCTCGTAGAACTCCTCGTCCTCTTCAGTTGTGGTATCATACGCAGATACTTGAAAACTTTCCTCGTCGAGTTTACGCAGGATCAAGTACCATCTGTTAGGCATGAGCGATGCCTTCTCGAAGTCGCTCTCATCAATCGTCGTCATCTTTTAGCCACTCCTCTGGTATAGAGCCTTCTGCCCACTTGAACCCGTTCTTTTCAGCCCACGCACCATACGTGGTTTTGCTGCCCTTGTAAATTTTATTACGTGCATTTAGGAAGACAATACGAATGTCCAAGTCAGGATGCTGCTCCTTGATCAAGAGCATCTTGACCCTGTCCCCCTTGTCGAAGTAACCCTTCGCCTCAATGATTATGTTCTGCCTAGTGAGGTGAAAGTCCGGAGTGTAGGTGCGAGGCTTGGGTACGTACGTAAGTCGCATCTGCTCATATTCGTACGGAATTTTTTTGCTGCTGAGTTTTTTCGCTATGCCTAACTCGAAGTTAGACCGGAACCCAGCCTTGCGGTTGCCCCGTTTCATATTTGCATTCCTATAGAACCCATTCTTTGTATCACGTACCCTGCCACTCTTGGGGAAAGTCTTTCTATTGTAGACAGTTCGTTTGTCAAACGATTCAGTGGGACGCATACAATAACTCCAGAGTGTGAGAGTCTGCCTATCTTCTGCAATTCAGATTCGAGTGTTGTAATGTCTCGTTTCTCAGTGCCCGATGTGAGTGCGCCCAAGTCACTGTAGTTGTCACGCAGGGTGAGGGGCAGTGCCCGCTCATTCAAACGCAAACGAACAAGCTTACGTTCACCACCACTAGCCCTATGAGACTCGACATACACATGACGAAGGTCTTTGTTCATCTCCATCAGTTCTACCTCGTAGTCTCTAACGAAGAGGTAGGGCATGTTACAGTTCCTTTGTTTTTAGCTTGGTATACCAGACTTGGGGTGGGGATTTAGCCTGTGAAGTCACACGAGCGTGTAGGACTGCATCGGGCCAGCAGTGTTCGCGAAACCCACAGAGGTTGCACTCTTTCGACAAGACCTTGTTTCCCGTACGCAGGGTTTCGCCCTTACGGCGGTACGTCTCGAACTCGTCGGGGTAGGGCTTGAATTCCTTGACATCAGGGTCTGTCAAGAACTTGACGCGCTCTACTGCGTCTGCCAAGTATTTGACACGATCCTCTTCTTGCCACTCAGGTGCCTCGACGACAGCCACCTCACCACTAGACTTGTTGACTACAATCCAGCCACCGAAGGGCATGTCCGTAGCTGCAGCATAGAGGAAGCCCTGCATGACGTACCCGAATGGGTCATCATTCTTCAGGGAGTCATAGCCGCCGAATCCAGTGAACTTGTTCTTGAAGGCCCAGTCACTTGCGGACTTGATGTCCCACACCTTCTCTGTGCCTGTCTCGTCACGTATAATAACGTCGAGAGTGCCCCTGATTGTGTGGTCACCCAGCGTCAGTTCAACCTGACGTTGAGCATCTACGATATCTACACCGGCTTCCCGCATGACAAGCATCAGGATAGCCTCTGTTATGTCGCCAAACAAGAAACGAAACAGCGTATTGTACTGCATCGACTCCTTGTGGCCCTTCTTCTCAAGGACTTGCTGACAGAGCGGACGGCCCAAGCCGGACATACGTATGCGGTACTCGCCGCGTTTGTCTACGAGTTGCCGCTCTACAGAATACTTTGTAATGTCTACAAACTCAGAAAGACTTGCGGGGGAAATCGTTACTTCCCCCCGCAGAGCCTTAGACATGTAGTCTTGAATGTTAAGCAGCGTCAGCATCTTTAAAATCCGCCGCCAGATCGATATCACTATCGTCTGCCATCAGCTTAGATGCTTCCCTGTGTCCATTCATTACGTTTTCGTTGTGTCCCTTCACAGTCTCTACGAAAGTCCCCAACAGTTCCTTGTCGCTGTCCGTAATAGCTACAGTGCTATCGAACGTAGGCATCGGCGTCCAGTAGGTCACGCTGCCCTTCTTCTGCCGATTGGTACGCAGCAGTATGTTTGTCTGCGCCATCAGCTTAGTCTGCTTCGTAAGCCCCTGTATGAAGTCAGCGATAGGCTTGAACCCTGACCGCTTGAAGTAAGCAATCACCGGCTCCTCGCTCACCTCGACAGGCGTACCATCGGACGTACGGAATGATCCGCTGATGCGCCCGTAGATTACCTGATTGCAGACGACAGCACGGGAAGTAAGATAACGAACGTCATCCTTGTCTAGGGCTTCCTCTTCGTCACGGGTGAGGCGTCCACACTTGTTGCCGCCCTGCGTGTCGGGGAAGTCCCCGCCCAACTGATTCTTCTGGACCGACTTACATGAAAAGCCGCCCTTGCCCTCGTTGGCCTCAGAGTCCCACATCGAATACTCGTAAGTACGCAGCAAGGCTCGAAGCTTCACTTCTTTGGCAAAGATAAATCGCCCATCAAGAAACATCTTCCAGTCGCCCCGCACAAGGGTCTGACCGTCATCAGTCTCCTGATCGTAGTTGATGTTCAGGCGAGGCAGTCCGACCTTTTCAGTCGATCCACCGCCCTGACCAGTAAGTTTCATCATATCCTCGACATTGTCACTCGACATTGCCGCTACGATATTGTCCAAGTCGTTATCCATCATATTTACTATTTCTGTCCCTAACATGATCTCGCGATCTCCTTTACGTTAGAATGGTTGTAGATTGATCTTACTAATCGACTACAGTCAAGTCAAGCCAATTATCGCCCATTTTTATCTCAATCTCGACAGGCATGTCGTATTCTATGCCGTACCGACGCATCGTCTCTTCAGGCAGCGATAGCATAGCCTCGCGCATCAGTCTGACAACAGTATCCTTTTCATCAGGATGACAGTCGATCACGATGGAGTCGTGTACTGTATTGCATATCACCGACTGCAGTTCGTTTGCCATGAATAGTTTGTCGAGCCGAACGAGAGCAGCGGGCAACAAGTCCGCAGTTGCGAACCCCTGCACAGGATAGTTGCATATGTTTGTGCGGTGTGTAGCTGTGCCGTACTTTGTCCACCGCGCATCGGGAAACGCATACTGCCTGCCAGACGGAAGGGTGATTACTCGCCGTTCAACGGCCTCTCGCTGCAGGTCTTCATGCCAGAGGGCTACACCACCATACTTCTCCTTGAAGGCTCTGTAGTAGCGTTGTTGGGCCTCTGTGCCCGTAGTGCCACCATAGAGAGGCTTGAAGGTGTGTGCCTTCGCTTCTTGACGAGAGCAGCCTATCACCCCTGCTGTGTAGTTGTGTACGTCTGTACCAGCCCTCACGTCAGCATAGGCTTGTTCGTCGTGGGCTAGAAATCCTGCCACTCTGAATTCGAGTTGCGAGTAGTCGCCCTCAATGATCTTGCCGTTCTCAAAGCGGCTCTCGACAACCTTGCGTATCTCGAAGGTATTACCACGTGGCATATTCTGAAAGTTCGGGTTACGAGACGAAAGGCGACCCGTCGCCGTAACACACTGCATAAATTCCGGATGTACAATTCCGTGGTCATCGACATTGTTTTTCATCCCCTCTACAAAGGTTCCCAAGTACATGCGAAGAGCGTTGTAGCGTACGTATGCTGATGCGAAGTCACGGGCCGGACCCGACAGTTCGAGTTCACGTTCAGCCAGTGTATCCTTGTCCGTCTTGAAGCCAGCAGCAGCCACGTCACGCACGTTGCGCGGCACCACCTTGAAGCCAGCCACCTGATTTGTCGGACGATAGACCACGCCCTTGCCCTCACAAGCCTTGCAGATACGTGGTGCCTTGCTTGGTGTGCCGTCTTTACGTACGAGGTGTACACGCCCGAAACCCAAGCATCCTGCACACTTCTCACCAATTGTTCTATATACGACATCGGTGTTGTTGCGTACAAACAGACGAAAGTCTTTCGGTGACATGCGAGTGCGTTGCTTGGGCTTCATCGTAGCACCACGACGCTCCATGCCCAAGTTGAATATGCTCGACCACGTTTTCTTGTCTTTTACCTTGCGTGAGTAGAGCAACATCGACCTGTCATCGGGACTGGTCAGGCTAATAGGTGTGTCACCCATAGCCTCACGTGCCATGTCGTTGAGGCGTAGTTCGAGTTCGTCGAATTCGTCCTGATACTGCTTCTCTATCTGGTCTAGGGTATCTAGGTTTATGCGTAGTCCGTTTCGTTCGATACGGGCCAGCGTGTCAGCCATCTCAAACGACAAGCGCAGTGTCGGTAGTAAGTCGTTCATTGTATAAGTCCTCGAATGTAGTGCCAAAGGCATCCAGTTGTTTGAGTGCGACCTGTTCGGTGCTTACGACATCAGCGATGCCATACTCGCGTACTATCTCCCACGGTATGTCATAAAACGTCTTACCCTCGTCCAAGTACGGCTGAACAAGGTCTTTCTCTTTTTGCACCGTGTCATACTTTTTTGCAAGAGCAGCAAGTCCAAGAGGCCATCGTCTCGCTTTTGATAGAACATACTCCGCAACCATAGTATCATAGATATCTCCGTTGTATACGAACCCGCAGTCACGTATCCACTGCAAGTCGAACTTGATGTTCTGTCCGATGAGTATGTCTGCGTGGTTCAGTGCCAGTTGAAACTTGCCGAACGCATCGGGTGTTGCCTGTTCCGTCGAGTGATAGTAGCAGTCATAGGTGACCGTACTGATCAACCACTTGTATCCTATCGCTACAAGCCTGTTGCCAAAGTAGGGCAGGGCAGTGGTGCCGCCACCTGTCTTATGCGTGTGAGTTGTCTCCACGTCAAATGTCAAGACGTTCATCAGTAGTACACCCCGCGCTGCACGTCAATCTGTGCGTTGATAGGGCCGTGCCATCCGTTGATCTTGTTCTTTGAGATACAGATGTGCCGCACAATGTTGTCAACGTCACTCGCTCCTGTCTTGCCGATGCCGATGATGATGTCGGCCTCACCAGCCTTGCCAGTCTTCGAGTTGTCCATCATGTTGTAGTCAATAAACTGACGGTCATGTCCATCATTCGACGCCTGACTGACAGCCCACACCAGCAGGTTGTTACGCTTGGCAATCTCACGTGCGTTGACATACACTTCCTTGAGCCGTTCGTCACCACGATTGTACTCGCCTGACACACGAAACTTGTCAAGCTGATCCATAAACATGATGTCAGGCTTGTTCAGCTTTGCATACGAGTCAGCCTCTTCTATGCCCATGCCGACAGCCTTCATAACTTTGAGGTACGGCATCACGTCGCGTTCGTATAGGGGTCTATACTTGGCACGGTTCTCCTCCAACTCACTGCGTGTGATGTTGAAAAACGACTGAACGAGACGAAGCTTGATACGTTCTGCCTTCTCCTCGTTTGCCCAGTAGATAACTTTATGTCCGGCCCGAACGTACGACGCAGCTAGGAAGCAGCAAAATGTCGTCTTGCCCACTTCCGGACGAGCGAAGATGATACCCAAGCTACCCCTGTCTAGGCCACTCACATGCTCACTGATCAGGCCGAACTCGAAAGGGAAGTCAGGCTCCCCCGTGTTTTCGTCGAGCAGTTCGTCGAGGCTGTCCGACACCTCTTCGTAGGTGGTGCGGTCAGACATGCGTCCATCCTCGACAGACTCGACCATAGACCGCAACTCACCGAAGTCCTCGCTTTCGCCTGTGAATATCTCAATGGCCTTCTCACCAATGATGCGGGCACGATCACGCAGCCAGAAGTTACGCACCATGTCGAGGTGCATGTCTGTGTTGTGTGGGTTGCCCTCGTCTAGGGTGGCGATCAGTTCCTGCGCCCGCTCTCGTGTCGAGTCTGGCATGGCAGGATTGCGGTCATTGAAGAGGACTGTCAGTTCGCCTACAGTGATGTCGCACTCGTAGGTGGTGTGCGTGTAGCTTATCACGTCGAATACGTCACGCATTTCTTTCGTGAACATGTCACGTGTTACTGTGTTGGATACTTTCGAGAAGAACTCGAAGTTCAGGCAGAAGCCAAGTATCTGTTTATCTATCGATGTAGGATCGTATGAAGTCATCCCGTTCGTCCCTTTGCATGTTTTTCAAATCGGTTCGAAGAACCATCAGTCGTGTCGGCACGTGCGTGTGCAGCGTACGTACCATACCTATAGCCTTGTCAGTGGCATCCTTGTCAAGTGCGATGAACACACGGTCATATTGTTTCAAAACGTCGATGTGTTCGGTAAGAAGATTAGTCCCCAAGAGGGCCACGCCCGTCGCATTGTTCGACACAGCACACGCACTGGCGCAGTCCTCTACGACAACAGCACAAGTATCAGTTCCACAAGCAAAAGGTCTTTTACTATCACCGTAACGATACCACTTAGGGCCTCTAGCATCAATCGATCTCCCTGCTGCATCTACAACTTTGTTACCGTCCTTGACAAGAAAGACAACACGATTACGCTTGAAGTCATAGCGAATGTCAGCCCTGCCCGACAGGTACGCATCGTACGCGTTGACACGCTTCACGTACAGTTCAGCATCTAAGTTACGGGAAAGACTGACAAATGTGTCAGGTATCTCGTAAGTGTTATTAGTACGGGAAGGAGCAGGCAGCAAAGCCTGCGAGTGACGCAGGGCACGGGTTGCGTGTTCCTTTGTCAGGGTGATGCCAGTGCGGCCTGACACATTGCAGTCAGCGTGGAAACAGTACCACATACGCTGCATGCCGTCGTCCGACACGCTGAATGTGTTCTTCTTACCTCAGACAGGACAGTCGGATCGGTATTTTGTCAGTGCAGGAAAGTCGAGTGTCTCAACGTATCCTGCTAACCAAGCTGGTGACTTCATCGTTGTGTTCCTTTTTGTCAAGAGACATGACACTGGAGTAATCGACATGACAAACATTGTCAACACAAAAAATCACTTGACCCCTGTTGACAAACCGGCTACACACAAAGAACAACACCCTATAGGGAATACCCTGTTATGAAAAAGGTTAATAGAATCAATCCTATAGCTAAACAGTTACGTAAGTTTGGTAAGCAAGTCATACCTGACAAACGTACTAGGGAAAAAGACAAACAAGCCAAGAAGGACATTCGTGATGGGAAGACCAGCGAAGATCGACGAGCCGACAAAGACCTATAGTCTGTTAATGTCAGTCAATCAATACGAAAGATTGTCAGCACATTCTGTAAGATTGCAGAAGACAAGCAGGGAACAAGTCGCTGTGTCTGACTTGATGCGTGAGGGCATCGACATATACTTGGACGCCTTAGACGAGGACAGTGATGAAGAACAACCTAAAGACTAAGCCCCTAGAGATAGGGATTGTCAACCGATGGCGGTGGGAAGTTGTCGCCCCAGTGTCGTCCGTACGCATTGGGGAGACAAGCCGCGAACTTGTCAAGAAGAAACAGGCTGTAGACTATCTGCGCCTTGTGACAATATTTGTCGGCAAAAACGAACAGGAGTGCAAACGATGGCTTGACAGGCATCGTCCTGTCTTGGTAAAACTGGGTATTCCTTACGAGGTTGGTAGTTCGTAGGGATCATTTCGTTGTTGTGTGTGTGGAGAGCGGGGCTGGATTTTTCTGGCCCCGTTCTTTTTTTGCTTGACGCCCATTGTTTTTACCAATATGGGTTATGTATCGCAACAAACCGGAAAGGTTACACACGATGGAAATCACAAACGAACAACGCGAAAACTTGCTCAAGGCATATAACGATTTGAGAAACACGCTGCAAACGATCTATGACTGCCATGATTTGTGGCTGTCTGATGTAGGTAAGCTGGAAGGATTGCAGTGCTACTTGCATCGCACTTTCAAGTTTGTTCCCAAAGAGGATGACGAGGGTCATAGTATGCACTATGCAGACTGGGTGCTGGCAGATATGGCGGAGCCGGAAGATGAATAGGTGGTATCAACTGATAATGGACAGCGGAAAAAATCCCCTGTCCAACATCCCCGACATGAACACACGGCACATGATCATGCAAGTCCTAGCTTGGATGTGGTGCATCATCTTTTCGTCGTGGATGGGATCGATCCTTGTATTCGGGATCAGTGCCCTCGTTCATGCACTCTTGTTGGCTGGCATCTTTATCACGCTGGCCGTATTCGAAACGGCAAAACGTAGGCCGCAGTATTTTGGTGGCTTGGGTAGAGGCAATGGTGGTGAGCATGAATGAGGAACTACCATTTGACCATAAGCCTAGCCTTGACCATTGGGCAAAGTGTATCGCCAACGATGACATAGCTACAGGTTATCACACTAATTGGCATCATGCCTATGAAAATGCGTGGCATTCACTGGATGCTGAATACAATTACGACTACGAATATCAATGGGGGTGAGCATGAGTAACTTTGTAGTGCGAGTAACGTCACACTTTTGTGGCAGGGCATTCAACGTAGACTTGGTGCGTTGGGATAAGGGCGGCAGTGGCATGAAAGTTTGTAAGGCTTTCAATGTATCCCGTGAAGAGGCAGACAAGGAAGCACTTCGTGTGGCTGAACTGTATGACGCGACGGTTGAAAGGTACAAGCATGATCAAACACTGGCATAAACTGAAACACTATTACCTGACACATGACGGCATAGAGATGGCTCTGTTTGCAGCGGTGTTGGGTTCGTTTGCTTGGATGGCCTATCACGTTGTTGTCGGTATTGTCGGGAGGTTTGGCTGATGGAGAACCACGTCGAACGCTGCCACTGCTGGGAGTGTGGCGGCTGGGGTAAGGTCGAGTATGAGGAGCCTAGACCTGATCCCATGTTAGGCGGTGAACTTGTCGGCAAGATAGGGCACTGCCACACATGTGACGGCACCGGAGAGAAGTACCGTGCCAAAGTCACACAGACCACAGTGATACGTGCATTTCTGACACAGGCAAAGAACGCACTAGAAGACATAGAACTTCTTGACACAGACCTAGACGCCATCTATGGCAAAATTGATGACGCTATTGGTGACATAGAACGCTACGAAAGAAAGGTAGGGACACGCGATGACAGAGGATGAAGAGATCACCCACGACTGGTTTTTATCAGATAAAACATGGGAAGAATATTACGAAGGAGACGACGATGGGTAAAGTAAGCGACTGGCTAATCGAAATGGAAGAGGACGCATCCTACATGACGCGACAGGAATTCATGGATAAGCACGGCGAAACTGTGGCTGAAGTGTACGACGAACTCCAACTCAAGTGGCAATTCGACCACGCCGAACCACCGGAGCCAGACCTTGAATAATGTCAACAGGAATTTTGTCAGCCCTAATTTTGTCAGTCGTAATTTTGTCAGCGACAATCACACAACCCTGTCTCCTGACTACAAGTGCGACAAGTGTGGCCAGCCCGCCATGACGAACGAGGGCGGGGCGTTGCGTTGTCCGTCCTGCTGGCTGCACGAAAAGGGACAACAAATAAAAAAGCTTGACCATGCCGGATATCGTCCGTAGGTTTGTCACATCGTTTTCTAACGAAGGGACACAACACAATGAAAAAACGAATACACATAAACCAGCACGTTATCCGCGCCAACAAAAAGAACGGCACGAACAAGCCTGCCATCACTGTCAAGACACATAAGGCAAACACATATGCCCACCGTGTAGAGATTGAAGGCCCGTCGTCTGTCATTTACTCACCGGACAAGCCGCTTTCATGTGGTGCGCGGGTTTGGGTTGAGACTGACAACACAGTTATGATTTACACTGGCGACAGCATTAAGGTAGTGGCATGACAAAACAGACAACACTGGTTGATCACGAACGCATGATCGCAAACATCGTTGCATGTTACAAGACGGCAGACGATGACCAGCGGGCGGGCGGTATGGCTTGGTATTCAAAGGCACAGTGTGCGGCATATGATATCGCGGCCAAGTATGACATCGCTGTTTACTTGGTGGTGGCTGTCATTGCTGCGCTTTCTCCGAATAACAAGTGGGCGCGTAATCTTGTCAACGCCGACGCTTTGATCGGTGCTTTTCTGCGGGGCGACGGGATCGATTCCGTGAAAGTTTCGACCTATCACAAGATGAAACAGAAGGCTTGGGATATCTTGGCAGCGCGTCCGGACTACGACACGGCAAAAGCTATGCTGAAGGGACAAAAGATAACGTCCTTTTTCTGTGACATCATGGGCGAATTCAATGTCACGATTGATGGTCACGCTCGCAACATTGCCTACGCTGAAAAGGTAGGCTTGACCGATGACAGAACGAACATCGGTAAGCTTGAATATCGCGCGCTTCAATCCGCTTACGAAGAGGCAGCGCGGCAGCTTGGCCTGATGCCGTACCAACTACAGGCTATCACTTGGCGCGTCTGGCGGGATCGTTGGGGCATCAAATAATGTCAGCGCATTGCTTGATAGTTTGGGGATCAATTAAAGGTTTCTTGTTCGTCCGTTCGGGGGCGGGGCAAGACTGGCGGATTGATCGGGCGGGCGGCGAGTCGATGGGGCCAGCCCGCCAGCTTCCGGATCGGGCAAAAAATTGTTTGTCTTCTGCAAACTTTATGCCATCATTAATCTGTCGGTGCTTTTACCGGCAAAACACAACACCAAGGAAAGGGGCACACCATGCCTTTAGATTTGATACCGATTGAAGACCAAGCCGCCAGCCGTTCGAAGGCACAGGGTGACAATATATGGGTGACGCATAAGCGCGTTGACGATGTGAGCCTATACGAAAAATTCGGGCAGATTCGGCGGGTGCCGATCGAAGCGCAGACAACCTATACTCACCACGATGTTGAGTTTGTCGAGCCGCGTCCGCTCGACGGGTTTCACGCATTGCAGAACAAGGCTACGGGGGGGCTGCTCAACGTCCGGCCTGTCGGTAAATCCTACGCTTTGATTCCACACGACACGCTGTTCAAGGCACAAGCCGACCTACTGGCAGCTTCTGACTTGCCGCTTGATAATGTGGAAGTAGTGGACCGCATCTATGAAGAGGGGGCACGGGTTCACCGGACTATCTACTTTCACGACCTACAGTCCCGCTCTAAGACGTTGGCCGGTGATGATGATGTTGTCCGCTGCCGGATGGACATGTTTAACAGCGTTGATATGTCTTGG